GACGACCCCGAGATACCCCACGGTGGTCTTCTTTGGGTTTCTCCTTCGGCACCAAATTATGTGTGGGGAGTTGGAAGTGACCACAACATGTGGTATGGCGAAAAGCCGTGTACTGATGGTAATTGGCAATCAGCGGGTATATTTGGAGCCGGGCACCAAGGCCTCCCAGCCCAGGTTGAAGCAGATAATGGCAAAAGTGCAGCAGCGGCGGCCCAAGCAAGTGCTGCAAATCAAAATACAGAACGCAAAGACGCGTGTTTAGCCGGGTGTGGTTTAAGCAAACCTTATTTAGAACAGACCGCCGCTACCTCGCCAACATATAATAATGAATCCATAAGTGACTGTGGGGCCGTGGCTCCGGAACCAAGAGATTGCGGACCTTGTGCTTACATGCATTGGTACTGGTCGCTCTCGACCCAAGAACAACAATGCAATTCACAAGGGTCTTGTTGTAAATTTAATGATAGTTTTTGGGGTAATACGTGTAATCCAACAGGAACAGGGAGTTGGTGCCCTAATCCACCTTGTTCTAATTCAGCAGAAGGGGCTGCACGATTAGAAGCGTGCGAAAATAGCAAAAATACAGCACAACAAGCACTCAATAGCGAAATGGACGGGCGCAATTTAACACAAGAATATTCGTCATTAAATGAGAACTATTTGCGGGGCATGGGTAGCGATGGCGATGGCGAACTAAGATATATGGCGGGATATAATTTGGGGGGAGAGGGTGTCTGGGGGGGAGAAGTATTGGCTGGGAGTCCTACGGGAAACATAATGTTCAGTGATGCTATACAATGGTGTAGGGACAATGATGCTTGTAAGGGTGTCACTATCTCGAGCAACACGACCCCAACAGATGGCGACGAATACACCGTCGGTTCCAACCTTTTTTTTGAAAGTACTGCCACAGGAAACACATTTTATTCCGGCGCTAATGGTTGGCATAGTTGGTGTAAAGGAGAATGTGGTCAAAATGAACCTCAAACGCCCAATATTCTCGTAGCAGGTGCCAATAGTATATCTTCGCGGCTTTCTGATATTTTAGGATTACGCCAAGATTTGAAAGGAAATAATGAAAGTACAAGACAAAATCTTACAAATGCGTTGAATGATTATAAATATAGATTAGAACAGTTAAAAGCAAAAGATCAAGATACTAGCACCGTTGGTGCGATGATGGAGGAAGGGAAATTAAATAAAACAAGTGCGTCTTTTAAGTATTATATCTGGTTAGGTTTAGCAATTTTTGTATTAATTGTTGCTATTAGAAAATTAAAGAAATAATTTTTTTATGCTTTTATAATATATATGTCATCATCTAACTCACAGACAGTTTGTCCGTCTGGATGGACACAAAATGGTGAAGAGTGTTTAAAAACAGTTGAACGTCAAGAAATGTGTTTTTTGGATGGACAAGGATCGCCTCCTTGTTTTGGAACAGGTGGTTTAATACCTGGTACATCTGGAGGGGGGGTACCCGAACCATCTATAATAGTTCCAGGAAAAGTCCCGGATTTACAAACACAATGTTCCGAAATACTTCAGGGTTATCATTCGGGGATTATTCAGAATATTAAAGAACTTCAATCTTTTGAACATACTTTATTTGATAAATTACAAGCTTTGGAAACTTCTCAAGTGAACCCAGACAGCCAAGGAACGATTATTGATCATATTAATACTGTAAGTCGAACACGCACCAATTTATTTAATGAATTGCAAATAATGCTTCAGCAGGAACAATGTTCTCTTTCCAATGATAGATATGATTTGGCGGATCAAGTTGCTCTCTTAAATGTAACCGAAGCTGAATTAAATCGGATCAGAGCGCAAACCAAATCTTTAAAACAAACAAGAACAAATAAATTACGTATGGTTGAGATTACTAATTACGAAACAGATAGATATGAAGCACACAGAGGTATCTTTAAAAATGTGGCCTTTTGTGCTTTAGGAGTTGTTTTCTCTCTGTATTTAGTAAATAATGGATGGCCTACAGTTGGTAAAACGGGCGTAATACTATCAATCGGTATTGGAGTTATTTTAACGGGTTTAAGTATTTGGGATATGTGGTGGAGAAGCCCAATGAACTGGAATCAATATATACAAGCACCAAATCTAGGAGGACAAAAACAGCACGGAGATACTGTCTGGTCACACGATGTAAATGCCTTCTGGAGGGGTGTTGGTGAGGCAAAAACGGCAGGGGCGGCGGCTATGGGGGAAGCCGGTAAAGTGGGGGGCGTTCTAAGTTCAGAAGCAAGAGATGCTACATCTAGATTAGAATCTGCCTCAAAAGGAGCAGCCGGAGAAGGATCACATAAATGTGCTGACGCAGGTGGAACCTGTTCTTGCACTGGCGCCGTCACATTTGGGACAGCTACAGGTAATAAATGGTCTTCACCACAAAGAATAAGTGGAACAATAGCTTGCAATAACACAAAATTCGCTGACCCAGCACCTATGGCAACAGATAAAGTGTGTATGTGTGGTCCTTAAAAGTAAATCACAAATCACAAATCACAAATCACAAATCACAAATATCTAGTTAGATATTATTATTAATAATATCTAATTATAGTACAGTATTATGGCTGACCAAGACCAACCCCCTCCAGTAGTTATTGATGGAGCCCAAATGGAAAAAATAAATAATTATATAGATACCTTTACCACACATTTATCTACGCTTTGTGATGCTGAATGTCGAAATAATCAATATATTAAAGCACTGTATGAAGAATATATGGCAGCAAAAAACAATCTCAGAGACGCACCCAGCGAGGTTCAAGAAACTGAAAAAAATTATTACATTGCTGAAAAAGGCTCCTCATGGTATTCTAATTTTAATATGAGTAAAGCAAGCGAACAAAGTGATATAGATATTCAAAAAATAAATAAAAATTTAGAAAATATTTACAATAGCATAAAGAGAGATATTGATTACTATGGATCACAGCTAACCTACAGAAGACGACTTGGTACTATGTTAAATACCCAAAATTCAAATTTACAAAATATCATTACAGAAGAAAAAAATTTGGATTCGAAACGTAATGTAGCAAATCGACTTTCTACATATTATGCCAATGATATAGAATGGGTAAATTCCGTTTTTTATTATACAAATCTGCGACTTTTTTATTGGATTTTAGTTATCTTTATTGCAATTAGAGTTTGTTGGAAAATATTTAAACGAGTATATGTTGGCTGGCAGATGAAAATGCCCCTTCTTGTTGTGGTTTCATTATTTATTATGCCATCACTCATTACACCCCTCGTTCGATTTTCGATTCGCCGTAATCGCCCTTCGTGGGGAAAAAATCTCATTATATAGTATAATGACAGATACCGTTGCTCTTCCACAATCCAACCCTCACCATTCTGCTTTAGAAAAAATCATGGACACAAAAATGACCGCATTGCAAAAGAATAAAGAAAAAAAAACAGGATTACAAGCAGAGGCTGTTGCCGCCCATCAAGCTCTTATGGATGGAAAACACCCCACCGCAAGTCATAGCTATATGGGATATGGCTCCCGCGTTGATCACCGCGGGCGCACAGTAGGAGGTCGCAAACGTCGTCGCCGTCGTCGCCGTACAGTGCGCCGCAAGGTGCGCCGCAAAACCCGCCGCAAGGTACGCCGCAAAACCCGCCGCAAAACCCGCCGCAAGGTACGCCGCAAAACACGTAAGTGTGGGTGCCGACGCCGTTAAATTCTTATTAATTTATAATTATTACTATATATGCTTAGAGTAATAATTACTTCTTTATTGGCTGTTAATGCTCTGTTCTGGGGATTATTTCCTCATAGTGATCATTGCCAAATGGGTGCTTGGTTAGGAGTTAAAAAATGTCCTAGTCACTATGTTCATCTAATACTTGGTCTTCTTTTTTATATTTTAGCAGTTTTAACAGCACAACAAACATATATTCAACACTTATGGTTTTAATGTTTTTTTTGCATTAACTTGTAGAGTAAATATACCAAAAAAACACCAAATCCAATTCGATAGAGATTTGGGATCTGCCCTTTTTTAATATATTTCGTTTTCAATTTCTGTCTATTTTGATTCAAATAAATATTATTTGCATTCAAGAAACCTTCCTTAGTGGGGGTGGGGGGGGGCGGCGGTTTTGCCTGTCCTGCTGTAAACCATTTCGGATTCATTGATTGAATTTCTGAATCCGCAACATATCCGCTGCTGATATCATGTACATTATTTACATCGATGGTAGGCATTGTAATTTGTGTGCATGTTGGATTGGCCCCCTGCATAAAGGCACCAAAGAGTGGTAATGGATTTAAATGTCCTATATCCTCAATTACTCCAGGTAATAAACCTTCAAAAATTTTGAAAGACATTCCACCAGCCAAAGCAGATAAACCCGGAATTTTTCCATCAGGGACATTATTTATATATAACGAACGGGTTACTGTTTTCCCGCCCCGCTCCGTACATTGTCCACCCGTTTTAAGAAAAAACTTGTCGCCTAAAGGTTTTCCTGTCTTAGAAGCCGCCCCAGTTCCCGCAACTAAAACTTCCACATAATTAATTAAACCCGCCGTGTCATCAATCATTGCTCCCATTGAACCCTCTGTTGTCATCCCAAGTTCCGTAGGATTATTAATATTTTCATAATACTTATAGTCAGGGCCTAAAAATTCTTGTTCTAGGCTATCTATATCCGTTGCTACTTTTTGGAAAAAATTAGCCATTATATAATATATGAAAATATAAAATTAATATAAATAAGTTATATAGAATAATGCAAATACATAATTTATATAAATATAATGGATTAGATCCACTAGAATGTAGAATATGTCTTGATAGTGAAACAAATGAAAAAGGTGAATTAATATCACCATGTGTTTGTGCTGGTTCACAAAAATATATACATCGCAGTTGTCTGAATCGGTGGCGAGAGGGAAATAGAGAAGGTTCCGCATTTACAAATTGTGAAATATGTAAATCTAAATATACCATTATACGAGATTTTGAATTAGAAAACTGGATTATTCCAGCACCGAAAATTTCTCCTATGGGAATTATTATATTATACTGTGCATATTTATATACCACTAGTTTCATACTATGGGAGATTGATTACCGATTAGATTTTCCCTTTATTACACTTCCTTGTTTAGAAGATAAACATAGTTTATTATGTCAAATATTACCTTCAAAGGATGTAATGTTAGATATTATATTTTATATGTCCAGCTCTTCTATTATTACTTCGGCTGGATTTTTTTTATTTATGACGGGAAAATCATTTTGTGTAATACAAAGAAAATGTGTATATTGGAAAAGAATGTTTCCACAACTTATCTTGCATACCGCGGCTTCGGCAAATATATTAATTGTATATATTCTATATTCATTGTTCAATAATTTAACTATTTTTATTACCTTTCTTTTTACTGTTAGCGTTCTCAATATTAATTTTAATATTAATTATTGTAAAGAGCATAATAAAATGATTTTTAAAATGAATACTATTATGAATAAAGAGCAAGTATTATCTTTGGAAGATAATACTGAAAGAACAGATAATATAATAGTATAATTATTTTGATTTATCCATACCACCCCCTGCTTTATCCAGTTGCGCTTCTTTAGCGGATGCTTGTTCGTGTATGTTGGATGTTGTAGAATGTATAGCAGTAGTATTTTTACCAATATTTGTAGTATTTGTTTGAATGGTTTTCAAAAAAGCGTTTACACGATCCGATAAATCCTTAATTTCATTCTCCATTGATGTTTCAAAATCTGTAATTGTTTTTTCTTGTTGCTTAATTGTTCCCGCATTCTGATATACAAGATTATTTTGATCTGAATTTATATCCACCTTTATGACACCAGGTATTTGAGAACCACTATCCCCATCGCCATCACCATTAAAATTTTCTCTTATATTATGTGTAAAAAAATGAACTAAAAGAAGACTTAATATAAGCACAATTAATAAAAAGATAAAAGGTTTTTTCATATCTATAATATACAATCATTTTTTCTTTTTATCAGGCTTTACGGCGGCTGCCATTTTTTTATCATTTGATTTATTTTTTGCAATAGTCGCTGTATTTTTATCTACATTTTTCTTCATCTTGTCTATTGATTTAGACACATTTGAAATGAGAGTTTTGATTTTTGCTTCAGTACTTTTGATAAGATCATCTGTGTGTTTAATACCAGCGGTATTTTGATGAGTCACAATTGCCGGCGTTTCAGTACCCGACCCACTATTTTTTTGATCCGCGCTAGAAAATCCTTCTAAACTTCCTTTTATAGAATAACGAATAATTAATGCTAGGAATCCTAAAATTAATGCTAGAAGATATGTTTCCATTATATACTTCTGTTATTTTTTCTTTTCATAATATAAATGCTAACATTTAATATGAAAACACGAAGAACGCGTCGATATAACGCTGGTAGACGAATATATTCTACATTAAATAAAACAAGTAGCAGCCAACCAATATATAGTAATACCGAACCACGATTTGTGATGACGTGTCAGTCTCGCAGTAATGGCGGTGGAAAGGGCTGCACAAATGCCGGATGTGGTGATCAGTGCTGCCTTCTCTCTTTTCTTGTGAGTGATATTAGCTTTAATGCTTGGATGAGCGATATAAGTGGTATTGGCGTAGGGCAAACATTAATGAATGCTGCCAATAGTGCTATAATCGGTACAATTAAAGAGATCGTATTCCCCTGCGCGTGTTGCCAAGTAATTGGCTTAATAGGTAACAATGAATACGAAAATTTCCCCTTGGATATGAGAATTTTAGCAAAACCCGCTTCAGGCTCGTGTGGTAATAGTGGATACACGGGGGGAAATCTGAATACTACACAAGCCGGTGATATTAGTGGAAATCCTACGATTGAAGAAGCCTATGAAGTATTAGGAACGAGTAATGTAGGTGCGCCTTACCGTAATCCTATTAAAGGATGGCGTAAGACGTTGGATTGCTGTCAATGTGAAAATTACCAATTAACGGGGGAATTTAATCAAACGCCAAGCACGAATAATTTGGTGGGTAGTACCATTACAGCGGGCGGATTTTCAGGAATTATCGAAGATTACTCACATATTCCCGGAACATCATCTGGTTATTCATTAACCATTCAAACAACAAATTGTCCTCCGAAACATATACCGTCAGGACAGGCGATCGTTTCAAACAACCCAAATAACAATTTTACAATAACCGCAGCAAAGGGGTTGGGAGGCAGAACACGTCTTATTGCAGATGATATTTATAAAATTATTAGACCGTGTGGTTTAGCTCCAAAAAAATCACAAGCAATTTCTGATTTATCAAAAATTCTTGTAAAAGAATTTAAAGGAAAAATTCCTGAAAGTTTTGAAGAGCTTGAAAAATTAC